GGGGAGTAGTACGAAGAAAACTGCACGCTCGGCAACAAGTGCCTTGAGGACCGTGTGATCAGGATGCGCTTCCCAAGCATCCCTAAGGCGCTTTGCTTCGGCTTCAGCAGTTTCGTCAACACCCAAAGCATTGGCGATGTAACCGAGAGCCAGGTCGTGGTTTTCTTCGTCTTTGACATTAGATCGGAGCAGGTCTGCCGATAGGCTTGGAATTTCACTAAGGGCATCTTGAATGAAGCTACCAACGGGGAGTTCCATGTGCCGCATTGCAAGCGCACGGTAGATAGTTTCTTGTGAGCCATCACGAACGGTTCCAGCAGTGGTTTGAACAGGAGTCCAGGTACGCTTACGTTGTTGTAGTTTTTGATAAGGGTTCATTCGCCGCAATTACAATCAGGAGCAGGGTCGTTTAGAATAGACTCCAGGTAATCATCGACTTCAGCTTCATCCAGTGCTGCATATGCGCTGGATTTATCCTGAACGTCTCCCATCACTTGGAGTGAGTAGTAAAGAGATGTTTGGGGGCTATCCAGCCACTCCTCAATGAACCCATCATCGTAAGTGATCATATCACTCCACGAATTGAATGAGTAACCATGAAGAAGTCCCGTCTTATCGAGCATACGGACAACTTCATCCGCAACTCGCTTGTAGTTCTCCCAGCCAACTTCAGAGGCGATCTCTACATCACCATAATCAAAGCTCTGGACGCCAAAGGTACCGCTGTCACGGTCAACTTGGCGGGCAATAGGAGGAGCGATCTCAGGACAAGTAGTATACCCGTCCAGGTCTTTGTAGCGGTAACTGCAAGATGCTGTAGGTGCAATGGCAAACGCTCGGTCCATCTTGTTGATACGGGCGGTGTGTGCCGCTGCAGTTACACCAGCATTGATCTCAGCTGCAAGGATATGGGCAGGAGTCTGTGCCATCTGTCCATCATTGATGTCCTTCAGTGCTTTACCAAACACTTCATAGCTGATACCATAACGCCTCAGAAGGTTGGCGAGTCCCAGCAATCCGAGACCGACTTGGCGATCTGTGCTTGAAGGCAGATATTCCCCGCTTTCTCCAACATTTGTTTTGCCGTGAAGTGAGCACAGTTCGGACATTCCGTGGACGAACGCACCTTGAATGTCATTGAGTTCACATCCGCCGAGGTTGACATGTTGAAGTAGACAGGTGCCCCGTGATGGCAGGTATACTTCCAAGCATACGTTACCCCTGATTCGATTTCCATTTTCGTCTACCTTTGTTTTGTTGAGCCAGATGTCACCCTTTTTGATACCATCGAGAAGAGCTTCTTTGATTTCGGGTGTAGCAAGTTCCCACCAATGCTTGTTAATGTTAACGCAACGCTTAACCCAAGGAAGCTCAGACCGAGAAGCAGTAATAAACTCAAGCACGTCAGGGTGACTAAGGTCTAAGTGGAGAACTACTGCACCATTCTTGTATACACCTCCACGTCGAAGGATTTCGTTTAGTGTTGAGTAGATCTTGGCAAAAGATACGGGGCCTGATGCAACCAAGCCTTTATCATTCTCCTCTCCTCGTGCCCGGAGTTTAGATAGATGGACTGCAACTCCCGCTCCATAGCGTAGAGCGTGCGAAACAAATCGCCAAGAGGCTTCGATTCCATTGGGACCCTCCATGGTGTCCTCTACAACAAATACTGTACACGACACAGGAAGTCGTGAGGTAGGATCATCGATCCAAGATTGAACACGCCCAGTACGGGCAATAAGGTCAGTGGACATACTAGACAAGGTCACTAAGGTTTGGTGGTTCGTAATTAGGTCCCTTGAGGACTTTACCATCCTCTCGGTAAACAGGTTCTCCGTCCTCCCCAAGCTTACTCATATTGCTTCGGTGGACACGGTTGAGAGCTTCATCAAGATCCCAACCAAGGTTTTCTGCATATTGATAACAGACGTAGACTAGATCAGCCAACTCTTTAAGGGTATCGGTAGCATTAACTACGAATCCTGTAAGGAGTTGATTCTCAGCTTCAAGGAACTCTTTGAATTCCTCAACGATCAAAGTCCGCTGCATAGTCCGTGAAGCTGGACTCGTATTGTTCCTGACCCGGAAACTTCTCCGGAATTCCTTTGCTTGCACACTGAGAAACGACTTCGCTTTCAAGCTCATTTTGAAGATAGTGGATTGCTTTTTTAAGATCTTGTATGTAGGCATCTTGCAAACTTCTACCGTCAATGCCTTTATGACCAGCACGGCAGATGTATTTAATTGCATTGCCAAGATGGAAGTTCAGTCCTTGATCTCGGATGAAATCCCAAACTTGAATTGACCCTCGCTTGTAGTAGTTGGGGCCTGTGGAATTGGAGTGGGCCATTTCTTGACTAGGTTGGATACTGTATTGCAGAGAGTGAAGTTTTGGTGTTGAAGAGCCATGAAGACAGTGATTACATCTTCTAGCTTTGTTTCTGGGTGACGCAGTGCATTCTCAATCTGTTTAAGTTTGAACTGCTGCTCCATCGTTAATTCCAGCACTGGAGCTGGGAGACCAAAGTCTTGGTTCTTGATTGGTGAAATCATAGTCATTACATTGTAGAATCTTAGCTAGGCGAGCATTCATAAGAGCCACATCTTCTCCAAGATCCTTTTCAGCGAATGCTTTGACTACAGTATCCCAGGTGTAGCCTTCCTTCTCAAATAGGGCAACAGCACGCTTGATACCAATACCAGGTACACCAGCGTAACCATCTGTTTGGTCACCAGCAAGTGTTTGGATGAGGTGCCATCTGCGGCCCTCCTCAGGCTCTACAGTGGTCACTCCATCGGTGAGGTCATAGAGGTCCCCAGGGATCTGTCGCATGTCCTTATCAGGGCTGCAAATGATGTGTCCTGGCTCTTTGGTGGCGTAGATACCAAGGGCATCATCAGCCTCTAGTGTAGGCATCACAACAACGGGATACTCTTCCTTGAGTTTGTTGATGACCCTTTTGTAGCCGCACGGCTTCTTTCGATTTCGATGTCCTTTATACGCTGGGTCAATAGATTTACGAAAGTTGATAGAATCAGAAAAGAACAGAATAGAATCATCGAAGCATCCAAGGTCAGTTGCGATGTTGTATAACTCTCGCTCGACATACTCGTATGCTTCCTTAAAGTTGGAGGTAACGACGATGAGGTCTTCTCCAAAATCAATCTCTGTTTCAGCTCCTGCACAACATTTGTAAACAATAAAGTCAGCGTCGATCAATAGGCTCACTTACCCTGACCTCGTCGAAGTTTACGCCCATGGGACGGTAGGGATCTAGTGCCATTGCCCTGACGGGTACGCTTGTATTTAGCACGGGACTTGAATTCAACACGTCCAAGTGCAGTCTTTGATTTGGTGGCCATATCGGTTGGGTGGATTAGTGGACTTCAGCCCAATTACTGCCGATCTTTCCTTCAGCAGCTATGGGAACGCGGAGGTTGTAGTATTCACCAGCTAGTGCAGCGCACATCTCTAGGTGATCCTTTAGATCCTCTGCATAAGTTGGTAAGCATTCCCACTGTAGTTCGTCGTGGATAAATGCTAGTTGATGAGTGTGAC